AAGTTTGGTTCTATAAACCGTCGTTGCGCAGCCTGTTAACGAGGCTAGGACGGTCAGGAATAGCATCGTTCTCATGCTCTGCCATCTTCTTGTAAAAATCTGAGGCTTGATTTTGAGCCTCAAGTTCATCCGTGAGTATTTTGTTCTTTTCGTTAGCGGCTCCACGGACTTTGCCCATCAAATATAAAATGGGCAGCGCCAATGCTAACGCACCAATGGCGTAGGTTTTGATCTTGCTGAACAAAAACACTAGTGAACGCCCTCGCTATGATCTTTCACCCGGGCGTAGGCCGCTAACGCAATGCCAGCGATCGCACAGAGCAAAAAGACCAATTTCAAACTATCAGCATAGGCGACTAAGCCTTGAAGCTGACCAGCCATTTCGTTCATGGCCGTAGCAGCGCCCGCAATACCAACGCCCGCCATGGTTTTTGATTTAGCAAGCGGTTTAGGGGCTGATGCGCTGGGCTTTTGTGGCATCTCTGGCCCACCATCATCACTGGGCAATTGCGCATCTCTGGAGAAGATTGCGGCCTCTGCAGAACGGCGGCGTGTCAGGCCCCGAAGCGGCTGTAATTTACCTTCAACTCTCGCCTTGTTCCACCTCATGATTTGCTCTGGGCATTCATCGTAGAGGCCCTTGTTGAGCTTTTTTAAGAGCGTGGATGAAAGGAAGTTTTTTCCACCGCCGATATTAAACACGAAACTTACCAAGGCGTCATACTGACCCTGACTGAGCGGCACATGGACATGCTTTTTAATGACTTTACCGCAGTCTGCTAAATCGTCTCGCAGAAACTGTTCTGCCTCTTCGACGGTGATTTTCATACCGGAACGGACGCCTTTGGTGTGACCCCACGAAATCGACCAAACCCCAGCGGGGCATCGGTAACTGTGGATCAAACCGTCTTTGCCAACTTTGTGTAGGCCCTCAAATTTTTTAATAAGGGCAATACCATCTTCACTTATATTTTTCGGATGCATTTGATTTCCTATTAAGCGTTCGCAAACGGCGATTGCGCAGAGGACGTGCTAGTCGCCCCAAAGGGCTGTTCTTGCTGTGCTGCAGTCAAAGCGTTTGCTTCATTAACAAGGCCCATCACATCGTAGTTATTTTGACCTACGACCTGGCCTTGTGGGCTATAAACGGTTTCCTGCATCATGCCTGTTCTGTTATCCATCGCACGATTAACGGTGTTACCGTTGCCCATAATTTCATTTTGAATAAGCTGCCCTTGCGCATCGAAGGATTTGGCCAAACCTGCAAACTGCAGCGCCCTATCTCGATCCTTGCGTGACATCGATCCAGAAAGCGTCATCAAATTATCACGGACGCCAGACATGGTGTCAGTGACCGTTTGTTGGTTTTCATTCATTAGACCGGCTTGATCTGTAAATCCGGTATTCATTGCTGCAAGAGCATTTGCACCAGTATCTGCGATATTGCGATTTGTTGTATCGAGGCGGGTTTCAAGCGTTTGCTGATTATTGGCATTGTTCTGCGCAATCCGACCCAGATCCTGACGAACTAAATCCGTGGTATTCACTAAGCCCGTTTGCAAATCTGCACGAGCTTGGTTGGCAAGTTCGGTATCCTCGCCGTACCGATCAACGTAGCTGTCGAACGAATTTTGAAGGGTGTCTTGATTACCCTGCATAATCCCCTGATTTGCTAGAAGCTCGGATGAGTATGCATCAACGTTGCCGGTCAGATCATTGAGGCTGCTTTCAATAGGCTGCTGTCCTGCAAGGATATTAGACTGCAGGGTGGTTTGCCCTTCTCCAACCGTGTCGAAAGCAGTTCCCAGATCCGTGTTTTGCTGAGTGAAAGCATCACCCACATTTGTGAAACCTGTATCTACGGCTGACTGCACACCTCCAACGCTTGTATCTAAGGTATCGAAGCGCTGGCTCTGATCGGCAAAGCCCGTATCTACCGCTGATTGTACATTTCCTACATTGGTATCAACCGTATTAAACCGGGTGTCCATATTTTGGGTTTGCGCATCAATTTGGTTTGCAACATTCCCAAACTGCGTGGTGACGTTGCCGAATTGATCCGTGATTGTACCAAATCGGTCTTCGAGCATCGTGTTCTGGTTTTCAAACTGACCGTATAAGCCTGTTGGATTGCCGTTGTTCATGCTGCCCACATTTGCAGCAATACCTTGTTGACCTGACGCCAGACCCTGTTGACCTGTTGCTAGACCCTGCTGGCCAGTTTCCAATACACCCAAACTTCGGTTAGCGTCATTAACGCCAGTTTGGATATTACCTTGGTTGCCAGTAACCGTATTTAAATTTTCTTGTGACATTATGCCTGTCACATTTACCGCTGGTTGTGCCATTGTATTTCCTGCAATTGTTGAAACGGGGGCCGCTTGTGATGCAGCTTGAGGCGCAGCTTTCTTTTTCTTTTTGGCTTTGTGACCGGTTAAATTAATATCGATACCAGTCGCTTTTGCGAACCAACTCATAAGAGCCTCCTAGTGAGTATAAATTTTGGGGGAATATACGAATATTATACAGCAAAATCAGATTAGGTTCAATGCCTAACACAATGATTTTAAGTATTTTCTAGATTTTGTATTCGTATATTTGCTTCTTGCAAGGCCGCCCAGAGCAAAGGCACCAAGCTGCTGTAATCAACAGTCTGATAGACTGGGATACCGTCAATATCTTCAGCATCCTTTTCACCTGTTACCGCCCATGGCGCTACAGTTTGCAATTCGTGGGCTATAAACATGGCTCGTGATTTAGTATCACTTGATCTCTTGCCCATAATAGGTTGAATAGACATGACATTATCTGTTGCGTCCACCACATTACCTTCAACAGACTTTGCCCGATAATCTGAGGTCGTTGCGAAAGAAGCTGCAGAACAGGCATTTGTCACAACAAGGTTGTTTCCGACTGTGGCAGTACCCCCAACGACTGCGCCCCCGCTTAGGTACAAATCCTGCCAACGGTTGTTGAGCGTTCCTATGTCTTTGGTATTAGTAGCGTCTGGAATTAGAGCCCCATCCGCTGCGCTGATATGCGAAACGGCTCTCCAAACAGCAGCACCATCGGTATTATCTGCACAAACGTGCATACGATCGGTCGTGGTATTGATCCATAGCGACCCGACCGCATAGCCCAAATCGACATCATCGGTTACGGCTGGATCAGCAGTTGCGCTGAAATTGTTTTTACCGGAAGTTCCACCATTTGCTGCGGGCAAATATCCGGAAACAGAGGTGCTTAAAGGGATCTTCGGGCCATCTCCTGCCACCCCTGTGTGCGTATGCCCTGATGTTCCAAAGGCCGTTTGAACCTGATTAAATTCTGCATTGAGCGGCGCTGCTGTAATATCCAGCGTGTTTACAATGCTACTTGAGGATTGTCGGGTGTACCCTGCCATTATCTTCTTCCTGAATTGCCGTATTCAAACACTAGCCCTTGAATGGAATGGGGGCTGTCAGTGCCATCTGTTACGAATGTTGCTCTGGCGGCGTATCCTGACCCTTGAATGTCACTCACGATTACAGGCTTTGATGAGCCGCCATATTTAATGTCCGTGCCGCCGTAGGTGATGTTTCTGCCCCCAAAGACCACGGGTGCCCCAGAGGAGCTTTGTGCGTAGTTGTTGGGTGTGGCTGTGTCGGGATCTGACCAATCATATTCAATGTTAAGGTTCATCGTGAACGGGCCTTCTGCCCGAACGAACGTATTTAACTTGTGAATGACCTTGCGGATTTCAGTATCGCCAAAATCTAGATAAGGCGTCGAATAGATGCTTATGACATTCGTTCCAGCAAAACTATTTCCCTGCTCTTGGCGATATATTTTCCCATCAAAGCCGCCGTGAATTATGTATTCTGTGGCACCAATAAATTCAGAGGCACAACAGGCTACTTTCATTCCCAACAGTTCAGAAAACTCCCATTCCACGCTGCCGTTTTTAAAAGTGAGGCCGCCTAATATGCCAATACCCTCATCGGTATCATCTCCGACAAAAAATCGAACTTGAGATTTCGAGCGGATAACCGTCGAGTTCAACGTGCTTAAATCTTCATTCTTAATAATGTCGATCAGTCGGCCTTGGATTGCTTTAGAGATCGAGGAAAGCTCGACATCACCAATGCGGGCCGTTCCAGCGCAAGGGCGCAGACCATCAGGTGCCAGGAATACTAAATCTCCACCGAGTTCCTGAACGCTGTCACGAGCAATGCACCCAACATTTGTGGTTACACTATCGGCCTTGAATGGTGAGGGAGCGTTGGTGGCTGTATCCGCTCGGAACTTCTTAATGGCATTGGTGCCAAAGACAAACAGATCCTCTCGAAACGGTTTTATCTGAACGATGTTGTAGCCGACTGAATATTGTTGGCTGTCGGCTGCTGGTGTCCAAGTGAATGCATCCAATGGCGCCGAATGCGCCAGACCATATTCGTAGGCTTTATCCCCGCCGATGAAGAGGTAGTTTTCAAACACCTCAACGATCTCTGGAGCATCGTAGACATTAGGGCCGCCTGGGCTGCTAGAGCCGCCTGTGTTGGTTGAAAGGATCTGCTTCCAGTTGGTTCCATCAAAAATCGTACAGGGGTTCACACCATCAACAAAGGCGATCATAGAACCGCTACCAAAGTTGAATTGAACGCTGCGAACCTTAGTCAGTGAACGACTGCCACTAACAGTGTTATGCGTAAAACCGGTGTTAAATTTGCTCCATCCTACAAGTGGCGTGTATTTCCAAAAACTGTAAGTCGTTGCGCCAACATCCTTACGCATTGCGATTGGGTAAGGATTTCCCAAAACTTCATTACGATACATTGCAACGCCAAGGATTTTACCTTCAGCCACAGGGTTGCTGGAGCCGTCCAGAGCTTGAACCTCTTGGCCATAGCCGCCGGCGCCATAGGTGACCGTGCTGTCATAGTAATCAAACCCCTCAATGCGCCTGTAACCACCAAAAAGGCTCGGCTCGTAATTGATCAAACGAGTGGCAGAGCCCGGGCTGTTTTCAGCCATGTCCAAATGATTTTCGTTTGAGTTGAGGCCACCCGAACAAACGACTTTATATGACTCAATGCGATCCATTAATTTACAGCCAGCATCCTATTGGACATTACAGAACTTCCACCGCCAAAATTGACCCGTGTGTCACGGACATCTGAATATGAATTGATGTATTGGGTTTTGAGATCGGCAACGGATCTTTGAAAATTAGCCAAGGCAAG